AACAGGGCAGCGTCGCCGCCGCCCTTTATCAGTTTTTTACCATGTCAACGGCATCTGTTTCTACTTCCTCATCGTCTTTTTTCTCCTTATCAGCCTTTTTTCTGTTGAATCCGTACATCTGTAAAATCTTTTCCGCCGCTTTGTCCATCAGTTCAATGTTGGAAAGAAAAACTTTTTCAACCACTTCGTAAGGCTCTACCACTTCATATACTTCGTGAAGCTTTTTATCGTGAAGAATTTTGCAGTGCTCATAAATAAGCATTGACTCCTGGTCAATTCTCTCTTCCGCACTGTTACCGTCCATATCAAGAAATCTTGAAATGGTTTTAACATCTTTCTTTTCAGCAAGAATTGTGCCGCCCTCTTCATCAATTGCAATTACGGCCACTTTGTACTTGTCAGCATCAGACTGCAAAGCACGGTTTACCAAATCTTCAAGTTTTAACATACTGCCACCGCCTTAACTGATAGTGTCAATTACATCATAGTCGGCAAATTTGAACGGGATTTCCTGTTCCATAATAGCTTTGTTTTCAAACTTAAGAAGCATAACTTCGTCAATTGTAACTTCGCTGAATTTCACGCGTTCCGCACCTTTTGCTGTTGGGTCATTAAGCTTGCCCACCATTGAAATTTCGGGCATTTCGCCATTTTTGATAGCCTTTGCAAGCATCGTAGTAACTCTTGAATTGATTTTGTGAACAACCATTGTTCCTTCGCCGCTAAAACCCATATAACGCTGATGTTTGCCCAAATCGTTTGATAAATCAACCTCTTCATAGTTAAGGGTTAATTTGCCTTCAAAACTTTTTGTTTCTGCCCAAAGTTCATCATTTACCCACACTCGGCCATAACTGCCGCGGATAATTTCATTTGTCTTAATATTTTCTGACATCTTTTACACCCCTTTACGCCATTGTGATAGCAAATTTCAAATCTTCCATAGCGTCTAAAACCTTGATGTTTCCGGCAAGGTTTACAAGAGATTTGAATGTCATGTTCTTAATTGTAAGTTCGTCCCATTCTGCTGCTTCAACCTTACCAACACCAAGCCAGTCATTACGCTGTTTTTCAGTGTCAACAAATGCAGTATTTTCATAATTCGGATCAAGTACACTTTCACCCGCAAGAGTTTTGAAGTACGCATTAACAGCGCTGATAAAAAGAACCTGGTTATCATAGCTGTTTTTGTACTTACCGCAGTAATAGTCGTTGAATGTTGTTACAATGTCTTCAAGAATCATGTCCATTGCTTCAACAATAGTAACCTTCTGCATATCCTCTGTATGATCTGCATCAACTTCTGTTAATGATGTAATGGCTCTTGCAATTCTTACTTCGTCCACATCATTGAATAAAATAAGTTCGCCGTCACCAACTGCAGCGTTTAAATCCTCTGGCTCTTCTACACTTGAAAGTTCCTGAAGAACTGTATATGTTGCACTTCTTGTAAACGGCATTCCCGCAAATACGCCGCAAAGACGCGCCACATAGAAAGCAACCGGATATTCGGCACCCTCTTCGGCAAATGTAACAGCATTGTTAGTAAAATTAAGAACATGAATATCATTTGTGACAGTCGCTTTATAACATACACATTTGATTTTGTGTCTGTTGTTGGCGTTGTTTCTTTCTTTCACGTATGCTGCAACCTTGCCCTGTTCCTCTGCTGTTTCGCTAAGATAGCAAAGCCAGTTAAAGTTGATGCTCTTTAATGAATCCGCAGCATCTTCAAATGTTTCGTCACTGCCAAGCTTTACAACATACACAGAATTTGGAATGCCAAGAAACGCAGCCACAATTGCTTTATAGTTGTCGGCCGTGTAGTCCTCTTCCTTAACGTCAGAAGAATAGTTGTACTTAACAACCTTCTTTACGGCGTTTGTAGTGTCATTTACCACAATACACACAATTCCTCTTTCGCTTCGCTGAATGGCTGTGACGGCTTTCTGTTTGAATATAACTTCAATATTAGGCATAGTCTGTGCCATTTATTACGCCCCCTTTTTAAATCTCAACATTAATGTCGTCCATAATTTCGGCTGTTTCCGTATCTTCATAACTGTTGACAAAATCAATTCTGCCGCTTAAACAAACGCCCATGTCTGCACGGCTCATCTCAATTTCCTGTTCTTCAAGTGTCACGCATCTAATTACAGTGTCGCCCGCGTTCAGAGCCAGATTCCCTGCAAAAAGCTTAAGCAGCCTTTCTGCAATAGTGTATAAATCCGCATAGCCTTTGTATCTGTTATCAGCCATATAATAAATTCTTACTATAAAACTGCAGTGTTCCATAAGGCCTATTTTGTCGGATTCAATATCATCTGTTTCAATCACAAACGCTGGCTTCTGGTTATTAAGTTCTGTGATGTCCTTGTCAACAACCGAAATATTAAATTCTTTTTCAATTCTTTCAGTTATGCCCGCAATAATGTTGCCGATAGTTATTTTCATTTAACTCAAATCCTTTAAAATATCGTCTACAAGGTTGTTAAATTCGCTTTCAAACTCTTCTGCAAACTCACTTTCTGTTGTCTTAACAACGTGTTTACCCGACACGAACTTGCCGTTACGGGCATTTATATGCCCGTATTCAAGCAAGTTCATATGTGGTGCAAAGAAAATTCTTGTTTCCGTAGCATTAAGCGGTTTATATTTATAAACCTTGCTGCGCTTCAGGTATTTGCCCGAAGTAAGATTTCCTGTCTTCTTTTTAAAGCTTGATTTAAGCTTTGCTTTGAGTCGTCTTTTAAGCTTATTACCCTGTTCACCGATAAACTTTTTTATTTCCTTCGGTGCAATTTCTTCTGCTATCTGTGTTATGGTCCTGTCCAGTTCTTCAAGGTCCCTTGCATCAAACCCGCCAAAACTCATATAACCACCTCGCAGAATACTTCAAGCCAATCATTTTTCAAGTATGGGTTAAGCACATACAAAATGTTGTATCTTACCCCGTCACACAAAAACCACTTTTCGGCTGTAACCTCTGCATCATACCTTATGATTATTTTATGGGTAGTTCTTGACAGTTCGCTTTCTGCCATTCTGCCTGTCAAAAGGCTGCCTGTCTGCGGTCTTACTTCTGCCCAAAGACTTTTTATCTTCTGTTCATGCCATATGTTCATGCCCAGGTTGTTTTTTTCGTCCGTGCGAACATTTTCCCACAATTCAATTTTCTTTGATAATCTTCCCGATAAATTACGCATTGTTATTCACCCCTAAAGGAAGTTTTTGTCATGTAAATTCAATATGGCTTCAACCGTCAAGTTCTTAGCCGTACTTTCTGCCGACATACTGCGGTTGTCATACATATCGGCCACCATTGCAAACACGGCAATGCTGAACTCTTCGTGTTGGTCAAGTTCTTCATTGGTGTTTCCGGTACGGCTTTTTATAATTCCTTTGGCGGCCACTAAAGCCGCCTCAAGGAATTTTTTGCTTTCTTCGCTATCATCTGCCCTTGTATAATTTACAAGGTCAATAACGGTAATGTCAGATACTTTCACATCTTACCACCACACTTATGCTCCCATTTTAAGCACTGCAATCTTGCTCTGTTCTGCAACTGCGCCGTCAAGTTCTGTGTAACCGATTACGCCAACAGCATATTTCTTTGCATAAACTTCTTTGAGAATTTCAATTTCAATGCCATTTGAAAGTTTGATTACATAGCCACTAATATCACCGTATGCAACAGCATTTGCTGATGCTGCGATTACAGGAGCGTTTTCTGATAAGTAAACGTGTTTGCCAAGAATTGTATAACCTTCACCTTTTGCCATATCCGGAATAAGAATTGGGTTCTTGTTTTCGTCCTTAAGCTTTCTTGCTGCAGCAAATGTTTTTGGGTTCATAAGCCATACCGCATTTGCCTGGTGCGCTGTCGGAACTGCAAGCTGAAGGTTAATTAAATCATCAACTGTAAGTGTAGCACCTGCAGCATCAACAACATTTGTTGCTGTTTCAAAAATACCTTCCATCTTGCCTGCGGCTTCTGTTCCCGCAAGTGCTTCTTTTTCAATAAATTCAGCAAATTTTTTCGCAACTTCTTCAATTACAAAACCAACAATATCAAAGTCCATGTTGTTGATAAGTTTCTTTGAAATAGGTGTCACAACACCTGCAATAAAGCTGTTAAGCTGAATTGAAGTAAGTTTGCCGCCGCTTTCTGTGATTTCACCAAGTTCATCAACATAG